GCTCTGCAATCATAAGCTTAAGACTATCACAACGTCATTTTATTAATTTTAAATTAAAATATAAAATTAATAAAAAAAGACCGCTGAGGTACATCGCTATACCTTAACGGTCTTCGTGAGACTCTAACAGGCTATTGCCTGAACATTCGCCAGTGAACTTATATCATGCATAAGCCACATTGCATACTTGGCAAAACATAATATTCTAAAACATTAAAAACATTAAAAACAT